TTCCACTATTCTTTCAACATCTGTGGATAACTCTGAGCCCTGACCAACTAGATAAATCTGCTCAATGTCAAGGGCTAAAGCTTCAAGCCATTGCCTACTAAAGTCGCTCATGGCTTAAATTGTGGTAGCTCTGCAACGCCTATGACACCACAGCCATGACATTCTGCTACTACCAACTCGGCAGGCATACGATCCTGAAAGTCGCGCACGATGCTATGCTCGCGTTCTTCTTTACAGATTCGACAGAGAAGCTTCAGCATAAGATGATTTCTTAAATGTCTCGATAGGGCGCAGGTGTATTTGACCAACCCACCAACTTGTATCACGGCTTGATTTATAGCGATCGGACTTAGCGATGCTTATTGGAATCCAGCCCTGAATCGTATAGCTAGGGCATGAGCCAGTGACCAGAATTGCAATGTCTGACGATCTATCGCGTGGCACTACGATTAGCGATCCTTCGGCGTAGCGTGTCCATTTGACCTCGATATTTGCACCGACATCGGCTTTAGCTTTGAATCGCTCATCGCCTAAATCGCCATAATCAAGCCCTAGATATTCGCCTACGACCATCTCAGCAGCTATTGATTCCATCTGCACTTGGCAGAATTCAAAGAAGTTGCCTTTCATGCGCTTCCAATCCCCAGGATTGTCTTCTTTGCGATTATATTCTTCAGCGAATTGTGGGAAGTAGCGTTGCGCTCTGATTTGTCCTACTTGACTGGCTCTCATTTGCTGTTCAGCATTTAGCCTATACTTCATTGCTAATCTCCTTTAGAGTCATCATCATTGGCAAGCGATTAATTGCTAAAGCGTTTAACACTTTAGCCTTGCCCTCAGGCTGAAATCGTGTGCTGATATAACTGGATTTCTCAACTACGCTGACAAAGTTCATTAGCTCGCCAGTATTCGGGTGCATTGCGCCAGCCTCATCAAGCACTAGCAACTCAAGAAATAGCTTCTTATAGCTATCACGAACGCTTTGCATTATCTCGGTCGGTGCGTTAGCAGATACCCAGCGAGCAAATGCCTGCTCATCGTTAATAACTGCAACCCGCTTTGGCTTAATTAGTGAGACTTTGGCAATGTCTTCGCCATCTAGATTTGCTTTGGCACTGTCTGCACCGACTAAATCTAAAGCTGCTGCAAATTCTTCACGCAGCCTCTCCTTAGCTTCTTTGGCACTGTCGGCGATGACTGTGATGGCAGCCAATTCAAGTGCAAGATCGCGCAGATTTCTCATCGCCCACGCTCCTGCAAATAATCTTGATAATCGGCTGGCGTTAGCCATTGCCCATCAACTTCTTTGAGCCATATCGGTGAGCATTGATCTTGTCGCGACTTAGATGGGCAGGTATAACCCTGATAAGCCTTGCCCGTTTTGTCTGAAATGCCTGATTTCATAATCATGTGACCATGCTTGCAGACAGGCGATTGCCTTACGACTTCCGCGCCTAGCGTTGCTTGCAGACTTTCTATTGCCTCAGCCATAGATGGCACTGGATTTCGCATTGCCTCGGTTGCAGACTTTGCATTCATCTGCTCTAGCTCATAAGCCGTTAATAGGCTGTGCGCGGCATTCTGACGACCTTTGTGGTCGTCTTCAATCCTTTGCACCTTCTCCATGTCTTGTCGCGTTGGTCGGGCATCTGACGGCGTTAGAGCGCCTATTACGCGACCGTATGCCGATGTCACGCAATTCTCGACCCACCAGTTCGCATTGATCTTAGATGAATCGCGCACCTCATAGGCATAATCAATAGCTGCTGGCTTCTCATCTTCATAATTGCGATAGGCCAGAGCTTTAACCAAGATATAACCTGCCTTAATGTCAATGTCCTCGATGTAGCATTCCAAGCGACCCGATGGGAACTCAGCCCGGAATCGCTTTATTCTGGCATTTACATCTTCGTAATTCTCTAGATTCCACGCCATTATTCGTCACCTACTTGAGAAGCTTGACGATTCTTGCCTCTAAAATAGCCGCGCGCATAACCTTCGTCCCAGCCATCGCCGTGACCCTTACTAAATCCAATCATGAACGCCAAGCCCATAAGAGCTAGGCAGGTCAAGATTGTGCTCATACTCATGTCTAGTTCGTGCATTGTGTTGCTCCTGATCCAGCCACACACTCGGCGGCTGTGGTATCAGTGTGATGCACAGCCCTGACAGATTCAAGCCTTATGTTCAGGGGTCGGCGTGTCGGCTGGCTTTGGCTTGGACTTTAAGCCATTGCCTGCAAGAACACCGCCAAGCGCGCCAGTCAAGAAGATTGCCATTGTTTTAAGTAGGTCAATAAATGCTGCATCGTTAGGCGCTTGCGAGCCGATGGGCTGTGTGACAAAGATGAGCGCGTATGTGATGCCAATGCTTATAACTACAAACACGGCTGAAAGAGCCACGCCAATAATTAAGATTAAGCGAGCATGTATGTCTTCGGGATTTAAGCGGCGTTGATATTTAGGGGCTCGGCGTGTCAGCGATGTCGCCAACCAAGTCGGCAGTGCATGTTCCTGTGACTTTGCAGGCTGGCGGCTGGCATTCGGCTTTGCTCCAGTTGTCAAACTCTTGGCAGGGGTATCTGACCCAGCCGTCATATCCACAGCTCGATACCCCTAGCGCAAGAATTCCAGCGATTAGGAGCTTGAGCGCCCGAATGCTGAATCTTTGGGATTTAACCAACGCAAGACCACTGGTAAGACTGCCGATGCACCTGCATAAGCGATTGCCTTTGGATCAGTCACGCCAGCAAGATAAACCGCGATGCCTGCTGCAAAGAATGACCTTGCCCATGATGCGAGTAGTGCTTTTACTTGTTCCATTTCTTGCCCTTCTTCTTGACTTTGCTTGCGGCTTCCTCGCTTGCCTTGACTTCAGGATACGCCAAAGAGCTGACTGAATACTTTGGTCTAGCAAATCCGACAATCGGCGAGCCTTTGCCGTAAGAGCGAGTCTTTAGCATGACCATGCCGCCATTGCGTTGATCTCCACCGCTTGGCGCTGTGTTGCCCTCGACTGTTATCACTTCTTTATCTGCTACTGCGACCACAATTCCAATGTGGCTAATGCGATCTACGCCATCGCTCGGGAAGTCAAAGAATGCTAAATCGCCTGCCTGTGGATTCTCTGTATGCCAGCGCGCCACATCTTTCATTCTTTGTGCGCCCATTGCAGTGCTGACCATTGATGGCAGCTTTACACCTGCATGATGCGCGCACCAATTGACAAATGATCCACACCACGGCAAGCCATTGGCTTTCGTGTGTTCGCCATATTTTGTTATATTGTCAGGCGTTTCAATGTAGCCGATTTCAGCCAATGCTATTTCGCATAAGCGTTGCGCTGTGCTGTTAGGATAAATACTCAAGCCATTCACCTTCTTCTTCGCTCCAATACCACAATCCATCTTCAGGCATAGGCGTTGGCGGTTGCCAATCAAAGTTCTCGTCTAACGACCAAGATTGATAAGGCTGTGGCGCTATAAATACATCTGCCACAGAATCATAAGTAAAGCCAATTCCTGCATATTGCTTCCTAAAGTTATTACTATATGAAGTCTGAACCCAAGTGCCACCCAAACCTAAATCATTGGCTAAAAAATCTGCGCCTCTATGTTCTAAATCGTTATGAACAACTAAAACTTCGGTGACTAAATTATTTTCTATTCTTGCAAAGTGTGCCATTAGATCGTTATGCTCCCGCTTCCTGTCCAATGATAATAAGTGTATCCGCCATTAACTGTTCTAATTGGGCTGCCTGTCGTTGCGGCTGCCGTGTAAGTTCCTGTAAATCTTAATAAAACGATACCTGAGCCGCCGTTTTGTCCTGCAGTATCTGTAATGCCACCTTGAGCGCCACCACCACCGCCACCGCCCGTATTGGCAGTTCCAGCAACTGCATTTGTTGCATTTGTTGCACTTCCATTACCGCCAGCTCCACCGCCGCCTAATCCACCCGCAGCACCGCTAATTACTGGATTATCGTGGCCGCCGCCGCCGCCACCTCCTGCATAATAATAAGTTCCACCAGAGTTTTGACCTGTGGAAGTTGCACTTCCCCAAGATGAATAAGCAGATGATCCAACACCGCCAGCCGTAGGATTTGTGCCAGAAACATTCCCACCAGCAGCACCAGCACCGCCGCCGCCAGCCATACCCGCGTGAGTATTGCTAGAACTTCCACCATTATTACCTTGTCCTGAAGTTGCAGTTCCACCAGCGTTAGTGCTTGCACCATAATTACCAACAGCGCCACCGCCTGAACCGCCGTTGCCGCCTGTCTGTTGAGAACCAACTCGACTACCAGCACCACCGCCACCCACAGCAGCAGTTAAAGATAAACCTGTGCCAGTCACATTAGAGTTAGTGCCTTGAACTGTGCTTTGTGATGCATAAGAAGCACCGCCGCCAACTGTCACTGTGTAAGTGACACCAGGTGTGAAAGTTTGTGCGGCTGTATATTGCAAGCCACCAGCACCACCACCAGCGCCCCAATTACCAGAACCAGCACCACCACCAGCTATTACTAAACAGTCTGCAACTTTAGTGCGCGGATAATTCTGACTAGCAATAATCCCGATTAAACTCATTAAGCTATATCTCCTACGACATACCAAGTATCGGTAGCAACCTTGATGCAGGAAGCAGCCGAGAACTGCGCTCTTAACTTAGGAGCTGTGGCAGTTGCTCCAGTTGATGAGATCGTAGTAGTGCCTGAAGTGACAGCCTTGATAGTTGTCTGACCTGCTCCGATTTGAATAACATTGATTACTGTGCCAACTGGAAAAGCAACATTGGCATTGGTTGGGATTTGAAAGTCATTAGCACCAGCCACAGACATTGTGATCAGTTTTTGGTCTGCATCTGCAAGAACTACTGTATAGGTCGCAGTTTGTGCATTAAGAGTTACTTTTGATCCAGCGGCATAATCATAAGACAGGGTTAGAGCGCCACTTGTGCCACCACCCGTTAAAGGAGAGTTTGTATTAACTGCCGTTATATCCCCTACATCATTAGCAACCCAAACAAAATCTAAATCCGTATTTGAGTTCTTCGCAAGTATCTGACCGCTAGTCCCACCCTTTAGATCAAGAAATGAGGTATCAACCCCATTACCTAGGGTTCTGATGGCAGCTGCTCCATCTTTAACTAAATCTGTATCGGCTGGGGTTGTCCAGCCAAAGTTTGTTGTCGTTGGCATTTATTCTCCTTAAGCCACTATTGTAGCGTTTAGCCAGTCCAAAGTTGGGCTGATTGTATTCCAAGTCTCAGTCGCTGGGACTGAGTTCCATCTAAACGCCTGAAGGCTGAAAGCGATAGGCGAGACATTTAGGGTTAAATTGAGCTGGTTAAGACTGGCTGTCCAAGTCCATCCTTCGACAAATCCTTGAAATTCTCCACCGACCATATTGGCTGGCAGGTTGATGATATTAAGAGGTTGGCCCATAAATACGCCAAGAAGGTTATCTCGGTCTGAATTGTCGATTTCACCGCTGGCTATTGGGAAGCTTATCTGACGCAAGGCAAATTGAGGGTAAGCGCGGATAAGTAGATAGAAGGCTGCTTGAGCCGTAGCGTCTCCAGAATTGCGAAGTGTGGTTGATATGGTAGAAGCTAGAAGGCCATACTCTTGGATTGAAGCTGCATCCTCATCAGTTACTTCAGATCCAGAAGTGCCATAACTCAAGGTTACTGAATTTCTGACATCACCAGCTCTTTTAAGAATTGAAAGTCCCGGGCCGATTGAGTGATTGCCATCTAAATCAACATAGCCATTAGTCGCTAGGTATTGCGATCTATGGGTTGAATCTGCATACCCAATACGACCCTGAGAATCCTCATAAAGATAACCAAGTCCGCTAGTAGCAAAGCGAGAAGCTAGGTTATAAACTGTATCGTCCAAATTATTTTCAGAGTGAAGCTCATAATCCCCAGGAGTGTCGATTTCACCTAATCCGCTATTTTCTGCATCTTGCCATTGAACTGTTGGGTCATAGCCGTTCCAAGTTTCGGCAGCTGGGACTTCATTCCATTGGTCAAATAAAACTGTTTCTAATAGTTCTTGGATTCTATCGCCATCAAATTGATGGGCAAAGTTGCCAACATAAACTGCGCGATTGAGTCTTGCTAAGGCTCCTACTGCGACTATCTTGATTTGTTGGCTAGTGGCTGTTGAGCCTGAAGTTTGAACTGTTATGCCTAGGTCAGTAATAAAACCGCCAAATAGATTTACATAAGTAGCGCTTGAGTTTTGGACTTCAATTGTTACTGCATCATTAATCTCAAACGGAACTGCTGCTTCAGCTGTTTCAATCAAGGTTAAATTGCAATAGCCAGCAACTGGCTGAGAGTAAATATCTGTGCGACCAGAAGTGATAGTAAGTCCGCTAAGGGTTGCTCCAGTTACTGTTGATCCATTTACCTTAACGCGATAAACAGGATTCCAAGCGGTCATAGAAGTAGTTGCTCTGTTCCAGCGCCAGTTCTGCGACCGGTATTATTTAGAGCTGAGACAACGGCTCTGGTAAAGCCTTCTTCATCAATAGCGGATGGAGCATTAACATTTATAGTGATACCTGCATTGTTGGCTGCAACTGTTCCTGCGACATTAAATCCAGCTGGTATTGCATTGCCACTTGGAACTGCAGTAGAAGGCGCTCTAGTTAATGATCCAGAAGAACTGACTGCTGGGGCAGAGGGAGCAACTACCTTTGGCGGTGTAGGTGTAAATGGCAAAGATGAGCTTGAAACTGTATTAGCACCAGTAGAACTACTCTGTGTAAAAGATGGCTTGGAAATTGTGCTGATATCTGGCAATAAAGGAATCTTATTATAGGCTCTGATTAAGGCATTGATGCCATCAATTGCTGCATTTACGGCACTGCTAATGAAGCTAGTTACCTTGGAAATAACTGTTATAACTCCCCCTGCTATTTTGCCAACTGTTTCTAGGCTTTGACCAAAACCTTGGATTAAGAATGGTATTACAAAGTTTTTCAAAAACGCTACAAATTTCTCAAAGCCTTCTCTATTATTTTCAATAGCATCAGTAATAGGTTTAAGAGCATTATCCTTAAATTTAATAAATTGCGGTATAACTGTATTAATTACATAATCCAAAGTCTGTTGCAGGATTGGCAATAATCTTGCCCCTATAGATTCTTTGGCTTCATCAAAACCCACTCTAAGTCTTTGGATTTGACCTTCAAAGGTATTGGCTTGGACTGTAGCCGCGCCACCAAAGGTATCGGCTAATTGTTTAACTGTTCCTTCTAATCCTAGGGTCTTTATTTCAGCAGCCGATAAACCAACGCCTAAACGAGTAAGAGCGCCAGTATTGCCTTCATAAGCTTTGCCTAAAGCATTAGATACTGATTCAACACTTTTGCCAGTAGCAGCTGATATGTCTAAGGCTAGGTTTAGTAAATCTTGCGATTGAGTTACTGATCCTGTTGCAACTGCTAAACGCTGAAGGGCTGGGCGCAATTGGTCGTCAGCAACACCAGTAGCTAATGAGGTTTTAAGTATTTGCTCCTCGACTGCCGAAATCTGAGCTTGAGTTGCACCAGTAACATTCTTAAGGGCATTGGCTAAACGAAGCTGGGCAGCCTCATCTTCGATGGCTGCTTTAACGCCATCAACGGCTAACTTTACTGCATAGGCCGCTGCTGCTGCAGCTGCTGCTGCGAAGGCGGCTGCTGCAACCTTGCCAAACTTTTCTAACTTACCGCCAAAGCCTTCAACCTCTTTAGAGCCACTATCAAGATTTTTCTTGAGATCAGCAACATCAGCAAGAATGGAGAGTTTAAGTGTTCTACTGCCAGCCATTACTTATCCCATTCTTTCAATATCTTGGAAAATGCTTCTTGCCATTTCTTAATCAATTCAGGCTGAATCTTACGAAGGGTTGGGTAGATAAAGTAGCCAGCGTTTCCGCGACCTTTGCTTGGTGTTCTTCTGGGGAACTGACGCAAGCGATTACTTCCAAATTCATAACCCGCCCAGAGTTTCTGTGTGCTACCGCCACCAGAAAAGCGCTGACTTGCAAAGCCGTAAGAGAACTCTCCGATTTTGGAACTGGCCGAGACTTTAACGCCAGTTGCAATTCTTCT